GAACGGTATGAACCTGTTCTATAAGATGTGGGAAGATGCAAAACAGAAACGCAGTAATTATGTACCATTCGAAATTCATTGGTCACAAGTTCCTGGTCGTGACCAAGCATGGCGTGAAGAAACTATTCGAAACACTTCTGAACGTCAGTTCGCACAAGAGTTTGAAACCGAATTTTTAGGTTCTTCAAATACTCTGATTGCTGGTGGTAAACTACAACAACTGGTTTATCATAATCCAACTGCCGTTCATGATATGATGAAGATTTATGAACAACCTATCAAAGAAGATGGCGACAAGGTTCTCAAAGACCACATGTATATGATTACGGTTGACGTATCAGAAGGTAAAGGACTTGACAGTTCAGCTTTCATTGTCACAGACGTATCACAGACACCATATAAACAGGTTGCAACATACAAATCTTCAAGTATTTCACCAATCTTATTCCCAACCGTCATTTACAATGCGGCTAAATTGTACAATGATGCACATGTATTGGTGGAAATCAACAATACACAACAAATTGCCGATACATTACACATGGAACTAGAGTATGAAAATCTAGTCAAAGTCCATACCGGCAACAAGAAACCCCAACAAATGTCTGCCGGTTTTGTACGTGGCACTCAAATGGGTCTGAAAATGTCACCACAAGTTAAGAGAATTGGTTGTTCTAACTTGAAGGCATTGATTGAAGGTGACAAATATATAATTTCAGATTTCGATACATATTCTGAGTTGACTACTTTTGTGGCGAAGAAGAACTCTTTTGCCGCAGAAGAAGATGCAAATGATGACTTGGTTATGTGTTTGGTTATGTTTTCATGGGCAACTACTCAAAAGTATTTCAAAGAGTTGGTAAACCATGATTTAAGAAAGCAAATGCAGTTAGAGTCCATGAACCAAGTGGATGAAATTACCCCACCAGCTCCAGTTGTTGATGATGGAATGAGTCATCCTTTTGAGATTATAGATGGAGATTTGTGGGAAAAAGCAGATTCAAACCAACCGTATGTCGATTTTATACGAGATGCAATAAACAGATTCTAAATCTGAAGGTTGATAAATAGTTTTATGGTATTATAACTGCCTATTCATATAATAATTCAAGGAGAATAAAATGGCGTATCAACTGTCTCCAGGCGTAAACGTATCAGAAATTGACTTAACAACAATTGTTCCTTCAGTTTCTACTACCGCTGGTGCTTTTGCTGGTTACCTACCATGGGGACCCGCACAAAAAATCATTACAGTTCCAGATGAAATTAGTTTGGTTAAACGTTTTGCACCATCTGGTCCAGACGCTAACTCAGCTGTAAACTTCTTTACAGCATCAAGCTTCTTATCATACGGAAATAATCTTCAGTTTGTTCGTACTGTTGGTACCAACTGCTTAAACGCAACTGGTGGTTCTGGCGGCGTTCAGATTAACAACTCTGATATTTTCCAGTACACATATCTAACATCAGGTTCAGGTGGTGCATACGGTTCATTCGTTGCTCGTTATCCTGGTGCTCTTGGTAACTCAATTCAAGTTGACGTATTCGACTCTGCAAACGCAACACTATTCTCTAGTGCATCCTTCACCTCTGGTGGTGTCACACGCAACTGGAATGCTGTTGTAAATGCTGCACCAAACACATCTTCATATGTGTCTGCACAAGGTGGAGCAAACGATGAATTCCACATTGTTGTTACTGATGCGGGCGGTTTGATTACTGGTACAAAAGGTCAAGTTCTTGAAACATATGCTTACCTGTCTAAAGCAAGTGACGCAGAAATTAATGGCAACAGTAACTATTACAAACAAGTAATTTTCAATAACTCAACATACATCCAAGCGATGGATCCTGTTGATTATTCAAATACCCACTCAACATGGGGCCAAGTTGCTGCTAACACAACATTTGCTCGTATACAAAACTCAGCTTACGGTAACACAACAATTGCATTTGCTCACGGTTCTGACGATATTGGTACAGACGCAAACACAATCAACGGTTACAGTTTGTTCACAAACAAAGAATTGGTAGACATTTCATTGGTACTAACTGGTGGTAATGACGTAACTGTTCAACAATACGTTATCGACAACATCGTAACTACACGTACTGATTGCGTTGCATTTGTTTCTCCACCACAATCTGCTGTTGTTAACCAAGCAGGTAACGAAGTTACTAACATCAATACTTGGTTGGGTCAATTGGCACGTTCAACTTCTTATGCTGTTGTTGACTCTGGTTGGAAGTACATGTACGACAAGTACAACCAAACATACCGTTGGATTCCTTTGAACGGTGATATCGCAGGTCTATGTGTATTCACAGATACTATCCGTGATGCATGGTGGTCTCCAGCTGGTCTGAACCGTGGCAATATCAAGAACGCTGTTAAATTGGCATGGAACCCAGCTAAGACATATCGTGACCAGTTGTATACACAAGGTGTTAACCCTGTTGTAACCTTCCCAGGTCAAGGTATCGTGTTGTTTGGTGACAAGACTCTGCAATCTAAACCATCTGCATTTGACCGCATCAACGTTCGTAGATTGTTTATCGTTCTTGAGAAGGCAATTGCCAAAGCTGCACAATTCTCATTGTTTGAGTTCAATGATGACTTCACACGTGCTCAGTTTGTTGCAATGGTTACTCCATTCTTGCGTGACATTCAGGGTCGCCGTGGTATCACAGACTTTAAAGTAGTTTGCGATACAACAAACAACACAGGACAAGTTATTGACTCTAATCAGTTTGTTGGTGATATTTACATCAAACCTGCTCGTTCAATCAACTTTATCCAGTTGAACTTTGTTGCTGTTGGAACTGGCGTTGATTTCACAACAGTCGTTGGTGCAGTCTAATAAATACTAACGATAATAGGAGAAAATCAAATGGCATTTAACGTAGCAGAATTCAGAGCAAATATGGTTGGGGACGGTGCTCGTCCTAACCTGTTCTCCGTAACTTTAGTTTTCCCAGGTGTTGCAGCTAACGGTGCAGCAGCTGGTCAGAAAACAACATTTATGGCCAAAGCATCTCAACTACCAGGTTCATCTGTAGGTACAGTTGAAGTTCCATACTTTGGTCGTCAATTGAAGTTTGCGGGTAATAGAACATTCCAACAGTGGTCATTGAACATTATCAATGATGAAGATTTCTTAATCCGTAATTCTCTAGAATCATGGATGAACGCAATCAACAGTCATGCTGGTAACGTTCGTAACGCAGCTGCAGCAGGACCTTCGGGGTACTCTGTTGATGCCGTAGTTAACCAATACGGCAAAACTGGTGAAATTATTAAGTCCTACAACTTTGTGGGTTTATTCCCGGTTGATATTGCTCCAATCGAATTGGATTGGAGTTCAAATGATAGCATCGAAGAATATGGTGTGACATTTGATTATCAATACTGGACTTCTAATTCAACAGATAGTTAATTATTTTACGGGAGGACTTCGGTCCTCCCTTTATGTTTTTTTGATTTGAACAATAGGACAATATGGCAGCTCTAAACAAATTCTCTCTTTTTGGTTTCACGATTTCACGTGAAAAGGACGAGCAGGACCAGTCGGTTCAGCAGTCATTCTCACCGCCATCAAACGATGACGGTGCGTTAACCATTCAATCTGCGGCCTACTATGGCACATATGTCGACCTCGATGGCACTGCCAAAAACGAGGTGGAATTGATTTCCCGTTACCGTGAAATGGCTATGCAGCCAGAAATCGAATCAGCGGTAGACGATATTGTTAACGAAGCAATCTGTCAAGACGATGACGGAAAATCAATTCGTATTATTTTGGATGACTTGAAAGTACCAGAAAAGATTAAAGGTGCAATCAAGACAGAATTTGAAACCATTCTACGTATGTTAAACTACAAGAGAATGGCCCAAGATGTGTTCCGTAGATATTATGTCGATGGTCGTATGTACTATCACATTCTTATTGACCGTGAAAATCCTGCATCAGGTATTAAAGAATTAAGATACATTGACCCACGTAAACTACGTAAAGTCCGTGAGATTAAAAAGAAAAAGGACGAACGTACTGGCGTTGATGTGATGAATGTCATTAACGAGTACTACATTTTCAATGATAAAGTTACCACCGGTTCTTCTAGTAATTTTGGTCCTGTTGGTGTGCGTATCACAACAGACTCGATTATCTCAGTCGTGTCAGGACTCATGGACTCCCGTAGAGCAGTTGTTTTATCCTACCTGCACAAGGCAATCAAACCATTAAACCAGTTACGCATGATTGAAGATGCGACAGTTATCTATCGTATCTCACGTGCGCCTGAAAGACGTATTTTCTACATCGATGTTGGCAATCTACCAAAGCTAAAAGCTGAACAATATCTCCGTGATATCATGGTGAAATATAAAAACAAATTGGTATACGATGCAAACACCGGTGAAGTTCGTGACGACCGTAAGTTCTTGTCAATGATGGAAGACTTTTGGTTGCCACGTAGAGAAGGCGGTAAAGGTACAGAGATTTCCACACTACCTGGTGGACAAAACCTAGGTGAGTTGGAAGACGTTAAGTACTTCGAACGTAAATTATATAAGTCATTGAACGTTCCAGTCTCACGTTTAAATCCAGAGTCATCAGGATTCACTATCGGTCGTGTTGCAGAAGTAACACGTGATGAACTTAAATTTACCAAGTTTGTTGACCGCCTACGCAACAAGTTTTCGGAATTGTTCGACCAAGCTCTTCGTGTACAGTGTGTACTGAAAGGTATTTGTACCGATGATGAATGGAAAGAGTTCAAAGAACACATTTACTATGACTACATTAAAGACAACAACTTCGCCGAATTGAAAGAGGCTGAGTTGATGAAAGAACGCCTATCATTGTTAGGACAAGTTGACCCATACACAGGTCGTTATTACTCTCAAGCATGGATTCAACGTAACGTGTTACGTATGAGTGACGATGAGATTAAAGACATGCAGTTAGAGATTGACGAAGAAAAAGAAATGGGTCTTGGTCTACCTGTTGCAGTTACCAATCAGGCTGCTGCACAACAAATGACTGGTGATATTGCTGGTGAACAACAACAAGCAAACGCTGAACATCAAGCAGAACTCGATGCACAAAATCAACAAGAGTCTGCTGGTGTGTTTACCAGAATTAAACAGATACTATAAATAACTGATTTGGAGAATAAAATGTCAGAAATTACTCGTAAAATTGTAGACTTTACTTATGATGACCAAGCAAAAGAAGCTCGTGAGACTTTCTATACTGCTTTGCATGATAAGGTTATGGCTCACTTAGAAACACAGAAACAATCTATTGCTCAAGGTATTTTACAACCAGAGCAACAAGTACAGGAACCAACAGGTGAAAACGTTTAAAGAGATTCGCACTTCTCAAATGGAAGTTAAAGAACTTGAAGATTTCGGTATTCAAGTTGAAGAATCTTTGGAACTGAGTGATTTGCCTCCAGTGATGGAATCAGATAAACAAAATCATTCACAACCACATGACCCTCCTGCGATTCTAATTATGAAACGCAAGTCAATTCGTTTGTTTCCTAATGGACAGAGAGTGGCTTTATATTATGTGGATAAAATAAATAAATATGTAACTGTTCCATATACTTCTATGCAATGGTCAGCAGCTGTTGAAGAAGAAACCAGTGCTCATGATAATCTAAAGACTATTGTGGAAAACCACAAAGCTAATAAAGAAGTAGAAGAAGATATCTTTAGAATATACAACAAACTGAATGAAACAAATAAACAAAAGTTTCTACAGATGGCACAAGAAGATTTCAATAACTTGCTAAGCTTTGTAAAGAAGAACAAATAATAGGATAAACAAATGTCAAACAAATTTACTTACCAGGTTCTAAGAGACACCACAACAGATTCAGTTATTAAATTGACTGGTGTGTTTGATGGTTCCGGCCAAGAAGCTAACAATGCACGTATTCAGGCCAACACTCTATCAAATGCCTTGGCAACTAATGGTTATTTGGTTGCAAATGCACAAGGTGGTTCTGCAAATACTACTTTGTCATATTATGACCTACAATTGACTGGTCTGAAGTACTATGTCAATATGCCAACCTCAAATACTTCAGGTCAAGGTTTAGGCACAGTTGAACTTTTCTGGAACGGAGCTGGTGCAACACCTGCTGCTCAGTACGCAAACTCAGCAACCATTTTCCATCTAAACAGCTCTGGTGAGTTTGGTTTAGGTGAACAACTACCATCTATTATTAATAACGCTTCAGGTCCGACAGGCGACATTGGTGTATATACATCAGGCGCATCATCAAACTGTTCATATACTTTGATTGTTACAGTACGTAAGAACAACGCAATGTTCCAACGTGGTCAATTGAGCGACCCAGCAGCATTCAACGCCGGCATCTATTCATTGAAACCATAATGAGAGTTTTTATCGAATCTCTTTTATCAGGAGATTTGGCAGAAACAAAAGAGTTGTTGAATGCCAAATTAAAGGACTTGGTTGAGAATAACATCAACCAAGTCAAAATGCGTTTGGCGGAAGATATATACGGTGATTATGGTGTAGATGTTGGTATTGAAATTGAAGAATCTACCAATAATAATGTACAACGACTAGGTAGAACCAAGTTAGTTAAAATTCGTATTCGTGGTGGTAAGATTCAACGCAGAAAGAAATTGTCTGCAACAAAAGGTTATACAAACCGTAGTGGTAGAATGGTTAGAATGTCTGCTACGGAAATTCGTCATCGTAAAATAGCGGCACGACTGGCTAGAAATAAGCGCCGTGCAAAGTTACAAACCTCTCTTAGAAAGCGTCAGCGTTCTCTGAGAAAACGTCACGCAATGGGGTTATAAATGAAATTAATTAAAGAAATTACAGAATCAGTAAACTATTTGGTAGAGGAAAAAGATGGAAAGAAATCACTTTTCATTGAAGGTCCATTCCTAGTTTCTGAGAGAACAAATCGTAACGGTCGCATGTACAAAGAAGAAACCATGCGTAAAGAAGTTAACCGTTACACAGAAAACTATATTAATAATAAACGTGCCTTTGGTGAACTGGGACATCCAGACACCCCATCTATCAATCTAGACCGTGTGTCACATTTAATTGTGTCACTACGTCAAGAAGGTAATGATTGGATTGGCAAAGCTAAAATTCTTGAAACCCCAATGGGTAATATTGCAAAGAATCTTATCGAAGGTGGTGCTCAACTGGGCGTATCTTCACGTGGTATGGGTTCTTTGAAAAACATTAATGGTATAAACATTGTTCAAGATGATTTCTATCTTGCCACAGCGGCGGATATTGTAGCTGACCCTTCTGCACCTGGTGCTTTCGTACAAGGTATCATGGAAGGTAAAGAGTGGATGCTCGTAGATGGTGTTTGGACTGAACAAAAACTCGAAGAAGCAAAGAAGATGATTAAAAATGCATCTCAATCCCAAATCGAGGAAGTAAGTCTGCGTATCTTTGAAAACCTACTCAAAAAATTCTAATTATAAATATCCAATACAAATCAAGGAGATTTTAAAAATGTCAAAATTTAATCTATCTGATGCCGCTAAAGCAATCTTGACCGAAGGGTCAAAGGAAACTTTTGATGCGAACATCAAGTCTAAAATGTCACAACGTGGTGGCGAAAAAGCACCTAAAGGTGAAGTAGGTAAAGATAAACTATCCACATCCGTTGTAACAGGTCAAGGTGATGTTGGTGAAATCGGCCAATCACCAGAAAAGAAAGATGACCACTTGCCTGATTATACAAAAGGCACACCATCTGCAACTCCTCCTGGTGCAACACCTCCAGTAGGTTCAGAAAAAGACGGCGTTGGTGCAACAAAGCCAGCAGGTCAACCAGGTGAAACAGCAGGTCGTGGTGACTTGACACATACTGCACAAGCAGATGCAACAAACTACGAAACAATTCGTGACCGTATCGCAGGTAAACTAGCACCACAAATGATGCAAGCAAACCCAGGCGCACACTTCCAACAATACGGCGAAGATATGGATGCACTATTCTCTGGTGAATCCCTATCAGAAGAATTCAAATCTAAGGCAGCAACCATTTTTGAAGCAGCAGTTATTGCTAAAGCAACTACAGTTGTAGAAGAAATGGAAACAGAATTGACTGAACAATTCGATGCAGCTGTTGAAGAAATTAAAGAAGAATTGGCACAAAAAGTTGATGATTACTTGAATTACTTTGTCGAAGAATGGACAAAAGAAAATGCAGTAGCAATCGAAAAAGGTTTGAAGGCAGAAATCGTTGAAGATTTCATGTCTGGCCTACGTGACCTATTCATAGAACACTACATTGACATTCCAACAGAAAAAGTTGATATCGTTGAAGAACTAACTGCTAAAGTTGAAGAACTAGATGCAGCTCTTAACGAACAAATCAAGGCATCTGTTGATTTGCAAAAAGAATTGAGCGAAGCAAAAAAGGTTGAGGCTATACACGCAGTGTGTGAAGGTCTAACTCAAACTCAAGTGGAAAAATTGAAGTCACTCGCAGAGGGTGTGGAATTTACCACAGAAGAAGAATTCATTGGCAAACTAAACACTTTGAAAGAATCATATTTTAAAGCTGACGTTAAGGTTGCTGACGGTTCTGCTCTAGATGATACAGTTGAAATTGTAGAAGAAAAGAAAACTACTGTTAAAGGTGGTTCCGATTCTCTAGTAGAAGCTGTAGCAAAATCTATTTCACAATCCCAAAAGAATTGGTAATTATAAATAAAAAACCAATTTAAGATACTAACATAGGAGATTACTCATGTATCTAACAGAAGAACTTCAACAAAAGTGGGGCGCAGTTCTGGAACACCCAGAATTGGAATCCATTAAAGACCCATACAAGAAAGCGGTTACTGCTCTTGTTTTGGAAAACCAAGCACAAGCAATGGCTCAAGACCGTCAAGCTTTGAACGAAGCTGATGCAGGTCCAACTAACGTTACTGGTGGTGCAGTTCAAAACTTCGACCCAATTTTGATTTCATTGGTTCGCCGTGCATTGCCTAACCTAATTGCGTATGATGTTGCTGGTGTTCAACCAATGACAGGACCAACAGGTCTTATCTTCGCAATGCGTGCTCGTTATGCTGCACAAAACGGTGGTGAAGCTTTCTTCAACGAAGCAAACACCATTTTCTCTGGTACAAACTCTGCATCTAACCCATACGGTTTCCAAGGTACAGTTTCATCAGATACAGCTAACACATTCCAAAACCCAGCAAGTTTGACAACTACCTCTGGTATTGCAATGCCTACATCACAAGCTGAATTCTTGGGTTCAGATAGCAACGCAGTATTCCAACAAATGGCATTCTCAATCGAGAAAGTTACTGTAACTGCACAATCACGTGCTTTGAAGGCTGAATACTCTCTAGAACTTGCACAAGACTTGAAAGCAATTCATGGTCTTGATGCTGAAACAGAATTGTCTAACATTCTGTCTACAGAAATTCTTGCTGAAATTAACCGTGAAGTTATCCGTACAATCTACACAACTGCTGTTGCAGGTGCTCAGTACGGTACAACAACTGCTGGTTACTTCGACTTGGATACAGACTCTAACGGTCGTTGGTCTGTAGAACGTTTCAAAGGTTTGATTTTCCAAATCGAACGTGATGCTAACGTTATTGCGAAGCAAACTCGTAGAGGTAAAGGTAACGTGTTGATTGTTTCTTCAGACGTAGCTTCTGCAATGGCTATGGCTGGCGTTCTTTCATACACACCTGCTCTACAATCTGACCTACAAGTTGACGATACTGGTAACACATTCGCTGGCTTGCTACACGGTCGTATCAAGGTTTACATCGATCCATACTTCGGTGGTTATACAGCTAACCAAGAATTGGTTACTGTTGGTTATAAGGGTTCTTCTCCTTATGACGCTGGTTTGTTCTACTGCCCATACGTTCCTCTACAAATGGTTCGTGCAGTCGACCAACAAACTTTCCAACCTAAGATTGGTTTCAAGACACGTTATGGCATGGTTGCTAACCCATTCGCACAAGGCTTGACAGCAGGCAATGGTGCATTGACAGCACGTTCTAACGTTTACTACCGTCTATTCGGTGTTAAGAACTTGATGTAATCAAGAAAGAAAACAAAGTCAACGTAGATTGACAGTTTATAGAGACTCCTTCGGGAGTCTCTTTTTTTATGACCTAAATAAATGTACTATGACAGCAATCTCAAGAACACCTCAAAATACCAACTTTCTACAAGCTAGCAAGTTTCTATTGACATTTGACCGTATTCCTAATACGCAATACTTTTGTCAATCAGTAAATATTCCTGGTTTGAGTATTGGTCAGGCACCAATTAATAGTCCATTGTTGGATTACTTTGCTCCCGGTAATAAAGTCACGTATAATCCATTCAACATCACCTTTCTTATTAATGGTGATGGTCAATCATGGAAAGATATACACGATTGGTTCCGTTCTATTGCATCACCTGTATCGTTTGATGAACGTAATCGTCTGACTAACCAACAATCAACCAGACAAAATCTGAAATCATATACAGATGCAACATTGACTGTTTTATCAAATTTAAACAATCCTATTCTTAGAGTAAGATTTGTTAATATGTTTCCAATAACACTTTCTGATATCATGTTTGATACCAAACAATCAGCTGATGATGTATTAACTGCTGATGCCTCTTTTATGTTTGAATATTTCGAATTCGAAAAAGCATAAGTGGTATTATTAACATAATGGCTTGCATTGTAACATTGCTTATGTTATAATGTATTTTTAATGTTAACTTATTGATTTTATTATGGAAAATCTACAAGACGTACTAAAACTTTGGGAGTCCGATGCAGATATTGACCAGACCGAACCTGGCAAAGAACTGTTAAAGATTCCTAAACTACACAACAAGTACCTCACAATCCTCACTAAACACAAGATTGCGGCCAAGAAGGCACATTTTGACTATATGCGTATGCGTAAGGTTAAGATTGACTATTTTGCTGGTAGACTAGACCAAAAAGAACTTGAAAAATATGGTTGGGAACCTTTCCAATTTGTTCTCAAAACGGACGTTAATACATACTTAGAAGCAGACAACGATTTAATTAAGTTGTTAGAAAAGAAAGTATATCACGAAGAAGTCGTATCAGTTATTGAATCTATTATGAACGAACTGAAACAAAGAACATGGCAGCTACGTGATTTCATATCATGGGAAAAGTTCATCGGTGGACAATAATATAGTCGTAAATAAACACAACGAGGTTTATGCAAAAATAGAGTGTGAAAGAGGCCTGGCAAGAGAGTTGTCGGAGTACTTTACTTTCTATGTACCTGGTCACCAATTCGTTCCTGCGTTCAGGAATAAGATTTGGGACGGTAAGATACGACTGTTCAATTTACAGACCTCTCAATTATATCTCGGTCTGATTCCATATCTAAAAGAGTTCTGTGAAGAACGTGAATACACAATTGATTTAAATGATGCAGACGTTGAGGACGAATTCTCAATGTATCACGCAAAGAAGTTCTGTGATTCTTTAAATCTACATTCCCAAAACAAACCAATTACTGTAAATGAACATCAACTTGAAGCGTTTATTCACGGTATGCAATCACACAGAATGTTGTTGGTGTCTCCAACATCTTCGGGTAAATCTCTGATTGCATATTTGTTTGTTCGCCAATTACTACAATACCAAAAACTCAAAGGTCTGATTATTGTTCCAACCACATCTTTGGTTGAACAGTTATACTCAGACTTTGCGGATTATTCTTCACATAATGGTTTTAATGTAGAAGAAAACGTACACAGAATATATCAAGGTCGTGAAAAGTACACAGACAAATCATTGACTATCTCCACCTGGCAATCATTATATCAGATGCCACGTGAATACTTTGAACAATTTGATTTCATTCTAGGTGATGAAGCACACAACTTTAAAGCACAATCACTAACAACTATCATGACTTCTTGTATCAACACAAAGTATCGTATTGGTATGACTGGTACTTTGGACGGAACAAAGACACATAAACTTGTTTTGGAAGGTTTATTTGGTCCAGCTAAACAGTTTATCACTACCAAAGAGCTCATTGATAAAGGTGTGGTATCAGACTTTGAAATCAAGTGTCTGATTTTAAAACATCCGGATGAGATTTGTCAAGAGTACAAAGACAAATCATACCAAGAAGAAATTGCATATCTAATTTCTAACAAACAACGCAATAAATTCATTAAAAATCTTGCAGTTAGCTTAGGTAATAATACACTTGTTTTATATCAAATGGTTGAAAAACACGGTGAAATCCTTTATAATATGATAAAGAATACCGAGAATATTGGAGACAGAAAAGTTTTCTTTGTCCACGGTGGAACAGAAACAGCTGATAGAGAAAATATCAGACAAATAATGGAGAAAGAAACAGATGCAATTGTTGTTGCAAGTTATGGTACTTTTAGTACCGGTATCAATATACGTAATTTACATAATATCATTTTCGCTTCACCATCCAAATCTAGAATCAGGAACTTACAGTCTATCGGTCGGGGTTTGCGGAAGTCTGAATCCAAGGACCGTGCAACGTTATATGATATCGCAGACGACCTCAGACACAAAAAACATATGAACTTTACATTAAAACATTTTGTAGAACGTGTCAAGATATATACAGAAGAAAAGTTCCCATTCAAAATTTACAAGATAGGACTAAAAAAATGAATCAGATTCAAATTTTAAGATTAAAGAATGGTGAAGATATTATAGGTAACGTACAGGAATATGCCAATGGCAATTTCGGTATAAGTGAACCTATGCAAGTACATATGGAATTTCGTGGTAACTCCCAAAATCTTGTGATGGCACATTGGTTGCCTGTGCAACTAATTAAGGATAACCAAACTAATATTAATAATGCGGAAGTATTGGCCAAGTTTGAACCCAATCAAGACTTTGCAGAATACTATGTGAATACTGTCCAAAAGATTCAGGATGCATTGAAAGCTAAGCAATTGGCAAATACAATGAATGATGATGAAATAATGGAAGTTATGAATGCTTTGGAAGATATATCCAACCAAACTATTCATTAAGGAAGGTTTCTAAACAAAACTTCAAAGGGGGACATAGACAATGTTACATGATGTCAAGCCCAAAGTCAACAACTTTTCGTGGTATATTTGAAATGAGTAAACAAAAACACTATATTAACAATGCCGATTTCCTAAAGGCACTAATCGATTACAAACAGGCATGTAAAGATGCCAAGAAGGAAAAGAACCCGGATCCTCCCATTCCGAATTATATCGGTCAATGTTTCATGAAGATTGCAGAGGGTCTATCTCACAAACCAAACTTCATCAATTACACTTACCGTGATGAGATGATTTCGGATGGTATTGAGAACTGTCTCATGTACTTCAACAACTTTAATCCTGAAAAGTCAAACAATCCGTTTGCATACTTCACTCAAATTATTTACTTTGCTTTCTTACGCAGGATTAGCAAGGAGAAGAAACAACTATACGTCAAGTACAAAGCTACAGAGATGTTTGGTGTATTAGATGAAGGTGAAATGTACGAGAATGAAGATGGTAACACAGTACAGTTTGAATTGTATGATAATATTGCCGAGTTCATTGAAAACTTTGAAGAAGGCAGAGCCAAAAAGAAGGCCGCAGTAAAACCAAAAGGTATTGAGAAGTTTATAGGTGAAGAATGATTAAGGTGAACACCAACAACATCGGTGGTGATGTTATTAAAGCAAGTGCAGTATACACACTACGAGATAATAAGACACTGAAGAATCTGGTATTGTCTCAAACAATATTACATGTCAGTAAAAATACCAATGGTCATTATCATGAAGGACAAGAAGAAGTTTATTTCTTTATGTACGGCAAAGGTAGAATGATTGTTGGTGACCAAGAATTTGATGTGACCGGCGGAGATATCATTTTGATTCCTGATGGATTATTTCACAAAGTATTCAATACAGGTGAATCTGATTTGATATTCAATTGTGTATTTGATGGTAAAAGGAATCATTAATGAGAATAGGATTTACTTGTTCCACATTTGACTTGTTTCATGCTGGACATATCATGATGCTTAAAGAAGCTAAGTCACAATGCGATTATTTGATTGTTGGATTGCAAACCGACCCCACAATTGATAGACCAGATACGAAGAATAAACCAGTTCAATCCCTATTTGAAAGATTTGTTCAACTTTCGGCATGTAAGTATGTGGATGAAATCATTCCCTATTCTACCGAAAAAGAATTGATGGACATATTGCTTTCTTATCCAATTGATGTTAGAATAGTAGGAGAGGAATATAAAGACAAACATTTTACTGGTAGAGAACTGGATGTGGAAATTCATTTCAACAGCAGAAAACATAGTTTTAGTACCACTTCATTGAGAAACAGAGTTAAAGAAGCACAGGAAAAGAAAAATGTATAGAGTGACATACTATTCTTCACCACTCGAATCATCAATCAAATTTAAAGAATTTAAAACTTGGGAATTGGCATTAGAATATATTTGTTCTATGCCAATCGATACACTTTTGGAAATGAAATATTATGAAGGTAGCTCTGATAACGGATCAACACTTTGGTGCAAGGAATGATTCACCCCAGTTTCTAGACTTTTATGAAAAGTTTTATGAAGAAACATTCTTCCCTGCAATAGAAAAATACGGCATTGATACCGTATTGATTCTTGGTGACACTTTCGACCGCAGAAAATATGTAAACTTTTTTACATTCAAACGAGCGAGAGACATGTTCTTTGACCGTTTATGGCACAAGGGTATTAAGGTTCACATGTTGGCAGGTAATCATGATACATATTTTAAGAATACGAATGAAGTTAATTCTGTGGACCTATTGTTGCGTGAATATACTAATATCAATATCATTGACCATCCAACAACAATATATTTAAGTGATAACACGGATCCGTTTAAATATCCAATCTGTATGATGCCTTGGATTTGTCCTGAGAATTATGAAGATTCTCTAGCAACTTTACAAGATACAAAAGCTGATATTTGTTGTGGACATTTTGAAATTCAAGGCTTCGCCATGTATCGTGGTATGCCAAGTGAAGAAGGATTAAGTCGTGAACTCTTTAGAAAGTTTGATTTCACTTTTAGTGGACATTACCATCATAAATCTAATTCTGATGGCATTTATTACTTGGGTAACCCCTACGAACTTACGTGGCAAGATTACAACGACAATCGTGGTTTTCATATCTTTGACCTCGATAGTCGTGAACTTGAGTTCATTGTCAACCCAAACAGAATGTTCCACAGAATCACCTATGACGATAGAGAAGAATCAATTACCGAAGTCACATCTAAGGACTTAACACAATATAAGGACACTTACGTTAAAGTGGTTGTTATTAATAAAACGAATCCTTATTTGTTTGACAGACTCATTGAAAATCTTTATAAGGTAAATCCTGTTGATATCACTATCGCAGAGGACTTCACAGACTTAACCGAAGGTGTTGAGGATGATATGATTAATCAAGCTGAAGATACTCTAACGATACTTAACAAATATGTTGAGGGTATTAATGACGATATCAATACAGATAAATTAAAAAACATTATGCGTGAACTATATGTTGAGGCATTGAATACCGAGAAAGTTTAGTATGCACAAAGTTGGAATTATTGGTTATGGTTTTGTTGGTAAAGCAGTTGCTTCACAGTATCTTCTTGATGCCGAACACATCATTGACCCAAATTCAGATTTCGCTAAAGGTAATTATGAATCAATAAAAAATACTGATGGAGTTTTTGTTTGTGTTCCTTCTCCACAAAGAGAGGATGGTTCATGTGATACTTCCATTTTAGATGAAGTCTTACAGAATCTATACGCTATCAATTACAAAGGTGTTATCATCAGTAAGGTGACTGCACCACCAAGTTACTATAAAAACGCACAGAAGATTTTTGATAATCTGGTTTATGTTCCTGAGTTTCTAACAGCGGCCAATGCTGTTGCAGATTATCAAAACACAACAAGACATTTTATTGGTGGTACCAATGCAGCGTATGTGTTATTAGCCAAATCAATTATTGGTGGTGTTGGAGAGTTTTCAACATTTGTAGATTGTTCCATTGAAGAAGCTTCTATGTTGAAGTACATAGTTAATTCTTTTTTGGCCACTAAAGTGGTGTTCATGAATGAAATAAAAGAACTGTGTGATAAAACTAATATCGATTACACAAAAGTTTCCAAGATGTTGGCAGTCGAACACAGAGTTGGCCGTTCACACAATAAGGTTCCTGGTCCTGACGGACAATTAGGTTTTGGTGGTGCTTGTTTTCCTAAAGATACCAATGCTCTATTGACATATGCAAAAGATAATGATATAATGTTATCCGTTTTAAACACAGCGGTAACTAAAAATAATACTTACAGATGATTATATTCGAAAAAGTTCGTTGGAAAAATCTACTGTCAACAGGTGCAACCTTTACAGAGATTCAACTAAACAAATCACCAAACACACTCATCATTGGTAAAAATGGTGCAGGCAAGTCCACAATACTTGATGCATTGTGTTTTGGTCTGTTCGGTAAACCTTTCCGCAAAATCAATAAACCTAATCTATTAAATTCCATCAACGGTCAACAAGCCATCGTTGAGGTGGAGTTCACCATTGGTCAAAAGGCATACAAGATTGTACGTGGTATTAAACCAAATGTATTCGAAATTCATTGTAATGGAGTGTTGCTGAACCAAGATGCAGCTGCAAAAGACTATCAGGAGGTATTAGAGAAACAAATTCTCAAGTTAAACTACAAGTCCTTTACGCAGGTTGTGATTCTTGGTTCAGCATCCTTTGTACCCTTTATGCAATTGTCTGCTTCTGACCGCAGAACAATCATCGAGGACCTATTAGACATTCAAATCTTTTCCATTATGAATAGTTTGGTAAAAGAAAAAATGTCTTTTATAAAAGACGGTTCCACTAAAACCAAGTATGAAATGGAAGTCATAGCAGCCAAAATTGAGATGCAAAAGGAATCCATCGAAGAACATAAGAAACACAATGAATATGAAATTACCAAGAAGATGAAAGAGGTAAGTGAATCAGCAGGTCAAATGACTAAACTTGGTCATGATGTGACACTGATACTGAAACACATTGTGTCACTACAAAATCAAATTGGTGACAAACTTGCAGTAGAGAAAAAGAGTTCTAAACTGTTGCAACTGGAATCCAAATTGGAATCCAAATTAAAGAAACTTGATAAAGAGGAGAAGTTCTATGAAGAAAATCACGACTGCCCAACTTGCAAACAAGGCATTGCTGACACCTTCAGACATTCCCAGCTTGCTGGAATCAATCAGACAAAAGGAGAAGTCGGAACTGCAATTAAAGATATCGAAGACCAAATCGAAAAATCAAGTCAAAGGATCCAAGAAATCCAAAAAATAACAAAGAACATTCAAGCACACCAGAATGAAATTGTTAAACTCAACTCTACTTCTGATACCATTATGAAATATATGGAAAAGACCAGAAAAGAGATTGATGAATTAAACAACCGTAAGAATAACTTAGAGGAAGAAAACGAAAAATTAATTGGTTTGAAATCTGAAATGTCGGTATTAATTACCAAACAGGAAGAACTTTCAATTGAGAAACATTATCTTGAATATGCAGCTAGCTTGTTAAAAGATACAGGCATCAAGACCAAGATTATCAAACAGTACTTACCAATCATGAACAAATTGATTAACAAGTATCTGACATCGATGGACTTTTTCGTAAACTTTAATATCAATGAAAATTTTGAAGAAACTATCCGCAGTAGGCATCGTGATGAGTTTTCTTACGCTAATTTTTCCGAAGGAGAAAAGATGCGTATTGACCTCGCACTATTATTTACCTGGCGCCAAATTGCCAAACTCAAAAACTCCACAAACACCAACCTCTTAATTCTGGATGAAGTCTTTGATTCCAGTCTAGACACGGTCGGTACTGAGGAGTTTTTAAAACTGATTCATGAAATGGGACATGATACTAATGTGTTTGTCATTTCACATAAAGGAGACCAACTCTTTGATAAGTTTAGGTCTATTGTTAAATTTGAGAAACATAATAATTTTAGTAGGATTGCAAAATGAGTGATACAATTTTTATCGACACCTCGGAAGGAACATCAGTACAGCAAAAAGATATTCCTATTGCTGTATTGGTACCAGAGAATTCTCCTATACTTAAACAGGCCATGCCTGAATATGACTTTAATGACCAAGTGATTGGTGATATCAAAAGTGCAGCTGACTTGGCCTCGATTCTGGTTGAATCTTGCAAACAATATCGAGGCCTTGGATTATCTGCCAATCAAGTAGGTATTGAAGCACGTGTGTTTGTTATGGGCCAAGGAAATGAGTTTGTTGCCTTTTTTAATCCTAAGATTATTGCGGCTTCTACAGAAGAAGTTCATATGGTAGAGGGTTGCCTATCTTTTCCTATGCTGGGACTGAGAATTACAAGACCTGCCGGTATTGTGGTTGAATACCAAGACTATACTGGTAAGTTCCATAAGGCAAACTTTACTGGCATAAGTGCAAGATGTTTCTTGCATGAGCTTGACCACATGAACGGAATCGTGTATACTTCTAAATGTAAACCTTTGGCCTTGAAACAAGGCATGAAGAAACGTGATAAAATGAGTGGCCTACTACAAAAGGCAAACATTAATTTGAAGAAGATGGAAAAACATGGCAACTCCAATCGAGTTCGTTGAGAAACAATGGTCTGAATATCAAGAAAAAAATTCTAATATTCAAAAAACCATCGATGAGGAACAACTTAAAGATGTACTCATTAAAGATTTAACTTATGCATCACAAATGGATGTTCGTGAATATACTCTATATCAGAAATGGTGTGAGAT